CACCCATGCTTCGTTCTCCTCGGTGTCGGGATTGTCGGCTATAAAATGGCCTTTTTCGTTGCGAGCCCGAACCTTTTCGGTCTCTAACGGGGTTGGGTCTTCGTGGACTGACTGGTCTGGCGGTGCTATTACTTCACCATCTTCCCAGGCTATTTCGCTGCAAAGCCCCGCATCGGCAGAAGTATGCAACTCTTCGTCGCAATCATCTGTCCAAGCGTGTATATATCGCATTGCCTGCTCTACGTTGTCAACCGTGGTGCGTTGCGGATACTGAACGCCTACAGCAGGATTAAATTCTAAAGTGCCGTCTTTACGGAGATCACAAATCAAAGCACGAATAGCGTCGGCTTGTTTTTGTGTCAAAGGAGCGTCGGCTACTCCAATATTGACTCGTTCCCCCTCTAGGGAGTATTCGTCATTTGCGGTGACCTTCCCTTTAGCGTCTACAAGCCAGCCATGCGAATTCGCATCACTAACTATCCAAAGTTCATCTGCCATCCCCTGCTCCTATTATCAATTGTCGGCTATATGTAGAGATTACTCGAATCGGCGACGAAGTAGTGGAGCACGACGGATATGTGGACTAGAAGCGCTATTTGTAGCCTTTATCGGGTCTCTTACAGTTAAGTGTTTATCCAACTTTTCTGATAAAGATTTAAGCCGTTTGATGACCGTCTCTATGTCCGCAGCAGTCACAGTGCTGGCAGGAACAGGGGCATTTTGCACATCCACAATGTTCACATTTACCTTCTTCATTCATTTTGTGTCCCCCGATCTCGTCTCGGAATATATATCTTTTCACAGAAAATTGAATAGACAGAGTGAACCATCGCTACAAGTCCTGAATTTTGACTTATACTTATAGGTGAAGGACACCTATACGGAGGTCCAATGAAATATACGATTGAAGCAGAGCAAGAATCATTCAGCGTCTGGACTAACGAGAAGCCAAGACGCCAAATTAAGATCGCCAAATTCTTGCATCTACCTAACACAACTCTTAAAACAGCCGCCATGTTTGGGCAATACACCCAGAACTCGTGGCCTACACAACCTGAATACGCCACTTTTTCTTTTCAATCAGGAAGCCCTGTCTATAAATGGGAACCGTCAAAAGACGGTATTATGACAATCGACGATAACCCAGACTTGAAACGAGTTGGGTTCCTGAACGTCCACCGTGTGATCGGTGAAATAGCAAGAAAAGGAACAGTGTTGATACTAGAACTGGAGACCGCACGATGAGAAGTAACCCTTTTAGTTCCGCAAGTGACCACGGTGGAAGGATGACAAACCCTTCCGATACCAATAACCCTATAAATCAACCATTTGGTTTTGCCACAGTCCGTAGACCAACTGAACCTATGCCAGAAGTAGTTGCAGTTCCCAAAGACACTGTAGACAGTTTGAAAGACCTCCTACAGGGCATGACAGAAACTTTTCGAGAACATGGTATGTTTGATCTTGCTGATGAAGCAGAAATGGTTGTCGAATTGCTCTAGGGAGACCAGTTGCCGGTCAAATGTACAAAAAGTGAATCATCCTATATGGCAGGCTGTCGTTGTGATGATTGCAGAACTGCCCACACAGACAGAGAACGAGATAGAAGAACTACTAAAAGACGGGACACCAGTAAAAGTCCTTCCGCTAGGGCTCGTTCTGGCGGACGTGGGCTAAACTGGGACGATGCGCTCACCAGGGGACAAATTGCAGAAGCCAGAGGCTGGGAAAAATAGTTGGGCTGATAGCGACCAACAAAGATATGAACCTCCAGGGGGAATTGATACCAGTTTTTATCGAGGTACGACACCCGAAATAACTGAAGAAGTCGCTAAAGAACTACTCGATTACGATGTCACCCACTATCTAGGCGGCATCTCTAACTATCATCGTGCCTTAGACATGAGCCGATGGGATGATCTCGAAGTTTGGATCAACGAGCAAGCCGAAATAGCACACAAAAACCGTTGGAGATACTTCGACGATGAAGACGGCAACCCTTACGCACTGAACGAAGACAACAACAAGTTCACACCTGAACAAATTGAAACCTCCCCTATCAGAGTTTTGTACTGCATTAACGCTGAAGGTATGGAAGGACACGACCCGACACCCCCAGAATTCGCCAAGATCTTCCGAGACTGGGAAGACACCATTTACAAATGCGTACTTAATTACATAGATAAGTACCCGTATGTAGTTAATTGTCTCTGGTGGCGTACACGTGGACACTTCATGAAGTATGTGACTACCGGCTTCCTGGGACCCCATGCAGATTGTGACAGCAACTACCGTACACGTGATGGGGAACGCTACTTACCTATGTCCGAGTTCCCTACACGGCAAACAATTTCGATTAGCGCCAACCTAAGCCAATGCGGTCGAGACTATAAAGGTGGGGTTCTTCGCTTCCCCTACTACGACGTAGACATTGATATGGACGCTGGAGATGTAGTCATGTTCCCCGCAAACTTTATGGGTATGCACGAACTCACGACAGTCACCGAAGGTGAACGTCACGCATACCTAGTCGCTTTCGGGTCGGGCACAGATGGTAAACCCCAACCTGATGTGTCCGAACCCGAATGGGCCAACATGTGGACTCCGCCTATATGGTTAAACGATGTCCACGATGACTACGCAAAGGTAATCAGACACTCTCCCATTTGGGCTAAAGAACCACTCTTTTACAACCCAGTTGGCCAGAACAGGCCATTAGAGGGAGTGGGTGTAGATAAAGCAGGCGGGGGGCATTTCGATGACAATGACCCGTTCTTAATCGAAAGGGCTAGCGATAAGACTGAGGCCCCAGGAACCATGCCACAGCAACTACCCGTTCCCCAGACGTCAGAGGTGTCACCTCATGTAGAGTCCACGACGGGAAAGCAATAGCGACACCTTTTTCTTTACTAGCCTCTACTTCCCCGAACGGACCATCGTAAAGAAGAAGATCGCATCCTTCATAATTTTTTGGATCAGACAACTGAACCGAAACAGATATCTTTCTTTTAGAGTTCATCCCTCCCCAGTCGGTATGTCTCATAAAATGACCTTCGCCTTTGTAAGCCAAAATTTCTAACTGCGGAGGTTCATCAAGCAACTCGAACCCCCATTGGTTTATTCTGACTACATAGTCATAAACACTCTGAACTAAATCTGGTCCCGTTTTATAAGTAATCCTCGAATTCATACATTTTCTAATGTCTGGGAATACACCTTCAGGAAGATTGTTTGCCGCAGATAAAACCCCAGGACGAAACCCATTTTTATTGGCTAACCGCATAGCCTCTTCACACTGGGCGGGCGACCAAATTCGTTCCTGATGATAAGTGTTCATCATGGTGTAACTGAATTCACACCTTTTGTAGTGTCCCTATTCGTTTCAAACTTGTAGTTTAGATGCTTGGTTAATAATGGTTTTAGGAGGTGATAAATCAATGTTGTTACGCTTTGTCAGACGATTATTCAGTCGTAAACAAGTGTACTCGAACTACCAAGGGCAAAGACTGTCCGACTCAATAGAACGAGAAATACTTAAGAATTATTTTCGCTTTTAGAAAGTCTGTGGGTTTCCCGCATTTCTAAAAATGTCTGTCCAAGGTCAAACGTCGTATCATCGGCATCGGCCTTGGACAGTTTCGCAACTAACCGCTTGTCTTTCGCACTTAGATTCGCTGCTTCGCCGCTATCTAAGTTATTACGGTCAAGAGTTTCTGTAATCCTTACAGCCATAGCCCCAAGCCGTTGAATGAACTTAGGATCATCTAAACCACCTGTGCCTTCATAATCAGTTCGTTTTGCTAACAGATCGACAGCCATTCTCCACGTTTCTAAAGAAGGTGGCTTAACCCCGCACATCTTGGCAAGAGTCTCTCTCGCTTTAGGATGCTCGTCTGCTAACTCATCCGCAAGGAAACCTAATTGTTCCGCTTTATCTGCCAACGCACAGGCTTTAGCCATACGTCTTTGCATCTCATACGGATTCATAAAATCAATCTCACTTTTGCTCTTTTCTTTGATAAATGGTTAATAGCCCCCGAAACTGCATCGACTTGATCGTCGTGAGAGCCTTTAGGGAATTGCACACATTCATCAATTAAGTCTTTCGTCCATCTTCCCCTCAACAGTTTTACGTTACCCATTTCACAGGCTGTAGAGAACACACGGGCTCTTTCTTCTTTGCTGCCCGAAGATCTAATTCCCTTAAACGGGTAACCAACAAGAACATTGCGTGCATAGTAATCAATAGTGTTCACACCGCTTGCTCCTGGTTCTTGCTCCATCCAAATATCTGTTTTGGAATCGTCTTGTTGTGCTGTCATCAGAATGCGTCGTTCGACATCTGCCGGAGTTCCACGCAATCTCTGTATATCTAAAACGTAATACCTTCCATCGGATATGCCGACTAGCGCACCAACTGTCCAGTCAGGGTCTTTGCCTTTAGCGTCTGCGGTAGCAGCCAAATCCCAGAACCTAACTTTTTTCATTGAATCAACATCTGCGACTTCGGTAACCATGTCAAACCATTCAGTTTCAAACATGCCTCCCTTCTCAGTGACTTCCCAGTTGCCATCCAACAAGCGTGCTCTCTCTACAGCGTCTAACTCTTGGAGGCTTTCTACATAGGCTTCTCTGTCTAGAGAAGGGTTGTCAGAAATTCTTGCTGGCATAAATTTACGGTCGCCAGTGTTATTCAAAACAAATCGTTCATAAACCCAATCGTTGCCTCGCCCCCCAGGGTTTGTCGCTGCTCTAACTCTCAAAGGAACGTCTGCTACGGTCATCCCACAATCAGGGCAGGCTTTAAGCGACGGATCAGGGTTAGGTTTACGAACACGAGAGAAACCGACATACAAGTACACTCGGTCTGTTGACCATTGTGTTAACTCGTCTGCACCGACAAACTGATAAGCGAAAGACTGAAAGTTGTACCTGTCTTCGTCACGTTCGCAATGCCCCAATGTGAGAGTAGAACCAGAAGGGAACGTCCATCTCTTGTTAGTTACGTTGTACGAAGCGCCAGTTTCGTTTAACCACTCTGTAGTTCTGTCGATAAAACCATCAGGACCGGACAACTGAGGAAACGTCTGCCTAAGGAGTAAGGCTGAGTAACCAGGGACACAAGCGTATTGAAGAGCCGCCAGTAAGAGAGTGTC